GTTACTTATAATATTAATAAATGAAATGCGCACACTCGGATCAGCGAATGACTTTGAGTGTGTAAGTCTATATAGCATTTCTTGACTGGTGCAGGGCCGAACTTGATAGTACCATACTATTGGTGTCGGGGCACACGCTGCATTTAAAGCGTGAGGCAGTCTAGCACTGCGTCTGCACAATACACATATGTGAATTACAACATATGTATACTAACTAGAATAAATTGTAGTTGTTTTAAGTGGGGCTTACCCACTGTGGTGGCTGAAGTTGATTTGTCTCAACAACAACCAACGGCATTTGGTAGAGACGTCCAAGACGCATGTCATCGCCAAAGCCAATTGAATAAAGCGGAGTTGTGTTTCCAGCAAAAACCATCCACCCCCACGGGTTCTCACCAACAGCACCAGCGTTGGAGGGACCATTTCCAATCATACCTGCAACAGGGAACATTCTTGTGATCCAGTTGTAAGGGATCTCAACAGTTATAGTTTGTTGTCCCGGAGTAAGCAGGATGCCAGGAAAATTGGTTCCACCAAGATAGGCGTTAGGTACAAAACCCGCGAGAGAGAGGCCTGTGGACTTAAAAAACGCTTGTTTCAAATAAGGCGAGCCGAGATCATACAACTCGGAAGTTCTACCACCTGTAGGACAGAAATCTGCCATAAACGGCAAGAACATCGCAGCCCAATATGTAGTGGCTGCTTCACCAGTAATGGTGAACGTCATGCGAACTGATCCTCGAATACCGAAAAACGCCGAAACAACAGGCAAAGGAAGTGCCTGAATGAGTAAACTAGGTATGTTTACTGCCGAAAGCGCTGTAGATGAATTCTGAGGATTCAAGATGTAAGATCTTGATTTAAAAAGATCACGCAAGGACGCAAAACGTTCTCCCGAAATCTGAGCAATGTGAAATTCACGCTGTTGCGGGACCATGACAATTGCCTCGGTCGTCCACTTCATTGTAGATGTGGATTCAGCTCCAGTAGTGATTTCCGCATCACCCATCTGGGGAACAGTACTCGGCCTTCGATTCGAAAGTATTTTTGGCAAAGCAGTTTTTGTCTTTGCCAATGTGGCCGGTAAAATCCACGGATTATTGATTGTGATGATCTCATCGTACATGATCATACCATTCTGCCCACAGGGTGCCGAAAGTTGAAAGTGAGGGCCACCGCTGATGTAAACATCGACACTGATGGTAGTAGGTGCACCTGTGTTCGTAGTAATCGGATTCAAAATGAACATCGACAAAAAGCCGTTCGCGATTCCGACCTCAGCAAGCGAATAAATATTTGGTCCTGGGGGAACATTGTTCCACGCATCGATAATATACCCCTGGATGGTCTTAGAAGCATGTGTGTTCTGCATCCATGGTACGCGAAGTGTAATCCGTTTGGATTGATCCGAAAGATCGTACGTGACCGTATAAACGTTCGCACACTGAGCCAGAGTCGTTGGGACTTCGCTGACGTCACCGTTAAATGCCGGGTTATACGCAAACAGTACTTTTCCCGTAGTAAATGCACCCGCAGTAAAACGGAACGTAAATTCGAGATCGCCCGTCCAAAAAGTAGCCATTGTTGACAACAACGTGACCCACGGCATAGCACCTCCTCCACCAGAGCGGGTATAGGCATTGTAATCAGTTGGATTTACAATCCCGCTGCCTGTGAAGCCGATAATTATCGGAACCGCAGGCATCACTGGAAAAGCAGCCACAATTGTTCCGTTCGGTTGACTACTAGTAATGTTATAAGTAGCAAACCAACCGGGAAAACTGACTAAATAATCGACACGCATCTCATCAACGGAAGAGTCAAAGTCATCATGACACGTATAACATTCAGTTCCAGGATATCTACGCATTTGATACACTGGTTCATGATTGCAAGAGTTCACGATGTTCGGTAGAGCAACTGGTACAAGGTACGGGGGGTCGATATTAGTAGCCTCCAAGTCCATTCCACCGGTTGGAGCACGAATCTTACTACCAGAATACCCCGTTCCATACTTCATCATAGCACCATGTATGTGATGAAATGGTTCTGAAACATCCTCAATGCTGAGCACGCCACCGCGATTTCTTTCTTTTGCAGAAGACGCTCGGTCAGTCTGACGGAGCAATTTTGGCGGAGCAGAATCTTCGCCCGCCATCGCAGGAGCCGCGCTCGCACTAGGAGCAGAACCATCCAACCCAACAGCAGTAGACACAGTAGGATCAACCTTGTTTGTAGCATCAAACGCATCACCCCCAACATTGGGACTAACCGTAGCACCAGCACCAGCATTCATGACATAACTGCGATTATCGGATTGAGAATTTCCATGAGGCACAGTATCCACCCTGGTAATATCACAGACCCTCGGAGCAGGTTCTGTAATATTCTTCATCGGAACAACAGGAGGAGCATGTCTGCGTGTAGACTCATATGATCGAGTAGACAAAGAAGTCGGAGGATCAATGAGTGGTTGACAACGCGGACAGAAAAATTGAGTATTAGGAAATCCAGCCGAATATGTAACCGTAATCGCATTATCAGCACCAGACGCAGCAGCTAACTGCTGGTAAACCATAACATAAAAGAAAGTCCATTGAACATCAGTCTCAGCAGCTTCAAAAGAACTAAAGAAAGGAGCCTCGATAATTGTACTTGACATACCAGACACATCAATAAAGCAATGAGTGCCTCCAGTCAAAGTATCCAGGTTTGAAGGAATGATAGGCGTATAAGAAAACCCACACAAGATAGTTCCTGTATGGTATTTCGAACCAGCAATATCAACCTTGAACCTCACGTCACCACGATGATACCAGAAATTAGAATATGGCATACCAGTAAGAGTACTGCGGATAGCACCCGCAACACCATTTGGTACATCCACTGCAGCAAGAGCTGTTCCTGGAGCTTGAGATGTAGTCATACTCACCGTGTTAACGTACGCAAAACGATCAGCGACATGTTGTAGATTCCAAGCAATATCAGGCTGGTTGGTCGTTGTACGAGAATAGATATCAACAACTTGAGTCTTATTCTCGCCACCCGACGCAACATTTTGAGCAATTTCGTCTTTGCCACCAACGTGTGGCACGGTAGGAAAGTATTTTGAAACCAGGAAACTCCTACAGTACTCCCAGTCGTAGATGTGGTATCCCATAAATGTGTAGGCACCAATAATTTTAGCACGTTCTTCTCTGAAGCGGATTTCACCATAGTGAGCCCACTCCAGCAAAGCATTATTGATGTTCTGCACAAGAGCACCAATGGGATCTTCCTTATTTCTGATCCAACATACCTCATCTTGCAGCACAGTTGGATCCATCAGGCTAACCCAGTAACCCGGAAGTGTAGTCAAACTGTTCACGCGCTTAAGGAAGGAAATACGCGAGAACGGGACAAACCCAAACACCTCATCCTTTCGTGCAGGCACATATTTTCTGCCAACACGAGCATACGATTCCGCAATCGCAACAGGGTGGTAAAACACCTTTACTCGGTCTGAGACGCCAGAAGCATTATCATCGCCATAAACGATAATAGCTGTTTCAGCGTCGAACTCCAAGTCAGCCGTATTATCACCAGTGTTGAAATGATGCAGAGCCGCAAGCTCGTAAAAACTATATGCCATTTGTTCCAAACAAGCAAGTGAATTGAAAACACTCGTTGCAGGATTTCCCGACGGATTAGAAGCACCCGTCATATACACTAGATCACCAGCGATCTCAACTGTATTGACGATTTCATCCGTCAGAACCTCCCGCACAGTATCGTCTGTTCTATTCCACAAACCAGACCGATACCACTCGTTCGCAAACATGCACGCATCTCGCAACAATATGGCAGGCATCTGCCCATCATTGTTCGAAATGTCTCCATCAAAGAAATTAGGAAAACGACGAAGATGTATCATCAACAAGTGCCAATCTAGGCTACCAGTATCACAACCAATTGCAACCTCACGAACATGGTTCTTGAGGTGCTCGCAAAATGCGAGAAAATATTGTCGAAAAATGATCTGGTAATCCAGAGGAACACCTGTAATCAAGCGGGAGGTCCCAGTCTTGATCTTGGCCAGAGGACGGCGCTCGTCCTTGATGATATCTGACCAATATGACTCAACGCGGCGGCCAGCCTTAGCTTCAGACAAACGCTTATCCAAAACTTTCTGAAAATCAGATTCAGGCAAATAGCACCCAGGGCAACCGTCAAAGAATTCAACTTTCTTCTTCATTTGAGCAAAAGGATAACCAGGAGAGGTTCCCATATCCATAGCACCATATCCATACATAGGATCACCGTTAATCGCAACTTTTTGAGATAGCACCTGCGGCTTAACGGTACCTGATCGCATGATAATGCGCCTAACAGCATTTCGAGCACGCTCGAGATACTGCGGCACATAACCACCACCAGGATTTCCCACCTTCGAAACAGCAGTGTAAAGAACACTCTTATCGCGATGTTCCTCGTCGATACGAGGATCAAAAGAACTCAAGACAGACGGTTCTTGAGCAGGTGGACCATACAGCTGATTGAGCATAGAAGGAGCTATATGGGTTTTCTTTGGTTGAAAGACCTTATGAGGGCCACCACGATTCAAAACATAAATTTGCGACGACGCCAACTCTTTCACCTCACCAACATGTGGAACACACTCTGTCCCAGGTACAACACCCGAGACCAAGCTTTCCCAAATGCCTGGATCAACTGCAGTAGCCATACCCAATGATTCATTATGATAAGCGCAATGTACACCGATAATGTACGAGCGCCCACCAAAAGTACCAATGAGCATACCACCACAGTCACCAGGTTTGGAATTACAAGGATAGCTCCACTGATTGTCGGTAAGGATAGTAAGAAGTGACGTGTTGTAGGAAGAATTCACAGCACATCGTGTAGCCTGTTGCATGTGTTGCGTAAGAACACCGTTAGTCTCACGCACAACCAAAGTAGACATGCAACGGTCAGGTGTATCGTACGGCGCAATTGCCTTTGAAAGATCAGGTCCAAGAGGGACAGAAATAGGCAATTGCAAAGAAGTAATGTCCAACGTGGACTTATCATTCTCAGGCTCCGTACGGTACATAACACAGTCTTCAGCCTTAAAATCAAATTCATAGACAGACGAAGTTTTTCCATCACG